CTTGCTTCCTTATACTGTTCCACGACTTCCTGGGCAATCGCCATATCCTCTTCCAGCTTTTCATCCGAAAATTCACGGTCATTCTGCAAGAGTTTAATATCAGTTGCCTGTCTGGCAATGATTTTTCCCATCCGGTATATGATTTCATCCTGTTTTTCCACCATATCCATGTAGAAATCCAGAAGCTCCAAAAGGTTATCGTCCTGATTACCCATATTATACCCCTCCGCCTTCAGATAATGCCGCCATGACTTCGGCCTCGGTGAATCCAAGCTGCAATAATTTGCATGTTGGATTTACCTCCAGTACATACTGTGCATAGGTCTTTTCTTCCCCTTGCCCGGATTCCACGATCTTGTGCGTTTCATCTACTACTCCGTCATCCTCCGATTCCAAATTTCTCTCGAAGAACCAGTCCTTCATGGTATCCAGAAGTTTCTGCCAGTCCGGCTTCCACTCTTCTGCCGGGAAATTGGCCCTCACATACTCGTAATCTTTCTTTGTATTTAAATTTTTAGGATATCCTCTCATGATAAATTCCTCCTTATGAAAATGAATAATAGGCCCTGCCACCAGAGCCTGTGTGTTTGGCTATAACTGCTATATAGGGTTCGTCCTCCTTATGTCTTTTCGCCTGCTCGATCAGAACTGTGCTGCCCGTTTTGACAACATATTTGTGCTCAGGATCCCCCTCATAATAAAATTGGATTGTTAGGGCTTCTTTCCCCCGATCTTTTACGCTGTCGAATATATCCGTGGCCTCTACCACAATCTCCTTCCCAACAAGCTCGCTGATCAATGCCTTTTCCCCTTCCAGCCGCCGTACTACATCGTCAAATTCGCTGAAACGCTTCATTCCTTAAAATCTCCTCTCGCAATTCGCTCATTTTAAGACTCTCTGTCAGATTATGTGCATTGGCATGTTTGAAAATCCCATTTGCAGAATCAATCTGTGCAAGAGCTTTCGCCGGGGTAATGATACCGTGGCCCACCTCATAGGGTATTGCCTCGATTATCTTTTTCTGCCTCTTTGCAGTAGACTTCCGGACAAGTATGTATCCTTCCGGGAAGTGCCTGTATCCGAGGAAATCAACGCCCCTCGCCGTTGGGAATATATCTGCTTTACTATACCTCAATTTCAGCACATCGGACAGAAATTCCCCTATCTGCGCCCTCCACTCAAAAAGGCGCTCTTTATCGTTATCAAATAAAATGAAGTCATCACAATACCTCACGAACGGACTGCAGTGAAGTCTGTGCCTCACAATATCGTCCATCTCATTAAGGTAAATATTGCCCATCCACTGTGACAGCAAATTCCCAATCGGGCAGTTCGTTTCGCCTCCAGGGCTGTCGATGATTTCATCCAGAAGTGACAGCATGCGAACGTCTTTAATCTTCCGGCGGATAATCTGCTTTAGGACAGCGTGATTTATGGATGGATAAAACTTCGATACATCACATTTGAGGCAGTAGGAATATTTCATTGTCAATTCCATACAGTAAGTGCTCCCTGCGTGCTGCCCTTTCCCCTTTCGGCAAGAGTAAACCCCACTGTCCAGAACACTGTCCCATATTGGCTCCAGAATGTTCATAATGGCATGATGCACTATCCTGTCTGGATAAAAAGGAAGGATGAATATCTTCCTTTCTTTCGGTTCATATATGACTTTCGTAGTGTACGGAGAAGTCCTGTAATTACCGCTCAAAAGGAGTTCGTGCAGATTGTCAATGTAATAATCAGGATTGTCCTCTATCCTCCGGACTATCCGCATACCACTTGGGGTTTTCTTGCCTCTCTTCTTTGCCTTCTTAAATGCCAGCTTCAGATTGTCCTTATTCACCATGCTGTCATACAGATTTCCATATCTTCTCACCTTTCGCCCTCTCGCTCTTCAAAATATGCGCAGGCGGCTTTCGCTTTCGCTACTAACCGCTAACCAAGCCGTCACTCTCGAGACCACACAAGGCCCACGCATCTCCGTTGGGTATTTTGCCACATGGCAAGGCTGTAATATCCAGCCGTATTGGAGTTATACTTTTCCTCCGACACGTATCTGACGCACCCCGACCGCTGATGTTCGCATTCACGTTCGCCCCGAAGTTATTCGCATTCGCTGACTGGGACCTGCACATCGAAGCATTGCTCCAATTGCCGCCCGCCAGGAGACGAACCAAGAGAGCGTTGTTCGCCCAACTGGACCTCCCCAGGCGACGCAAGGGGTTTAAAACGACATTACACCCTATATAAACGGATTGCTCCGAATATACCTGAAAATTATTCTAAAACCGGCAGCCCTTACGGGCTGCATGAACGGGTTATTCGCGCGTCCGCGCCAATCGCCCATTCCGCCGACCGGGACCTACGGGACAGCGGCACAACGGCATTACGCCGCAGCTCGCGGCTCCGACGCACCCCGACCGCCGATGCTCGCATTCACGCTCGCCCCGAAGCCATCCGCATTCACCGACCGGGACCCGCACATCGAAGCATAGCTCCAAACGCCGCCCGCCAGGAGACGAACCAAGAGAGCGTTGTACGCCCAACCGTAACTTCTCTCGTCCACATTCGGCTCATACACCGGCTCGATATGCCAGTTCGTATTTGCCTGAGCGTTTCCCAAAGAATCCTTTTCGGTACTGGCAAATACATTATGGTTGATGTATCTGTTGCCGGCCGTATATGCCGCATTGCTGTTAGTTGATGTGACATCAAATGAATCGTGCATCCACTGCCATAACGCTCCACAGCAATCTTCCAGCCCGTCATTTGAGATCATACGCCTTCCCGCGGTATCCCTATGCCCACCTGTCGTGCCCGGATCCGCCGCCCCACTGATCGATGTCTGTTCATTGCTGCCTTTCGCAAACACCATGAATTCATCCCAGCTCGGCAAATGCTTTCCGATACGTCCGAAGTCCTCATTAAATTTAAGCCCATGGTATTTTCTGGCGGACGCTCCATCGGCTATTGTGCCCCCATATGCCGAAACAAGCTTCGCCCCATCCCATGAGGCAAGGTAAATGTCGTACCACTTTCCTAAGCCCTCGACATAGACCATGCCCTCAGGCTCCGACACCGGCCTGTGTTTCAAATCCCACACGGATGCGGGCAGTATGTCTCCAGCGACATAACCGCTCAGCGGATGCCCGGAAATGATGCCAACATCTGCGCACAGACAATGGAAACCGCCGATCTTGCGGCTGTTATCTGCATCATACCCATCCGGAACGGTGCTGTTCCTTGACAGCACAAATTCCGGCTCATTCCCGCTTTCGGGGACGCAGGCGTAAATATACACATCTTTACCGGCCTGGGCCACCTCGGAGGTATTCAGTACAACATCGGCAGCGTTGCTATATCCCTTTCCGTTGATGTTGACCTGTGTGTCGGCATGAATCGTTATCGTGGTTTTTGCCGGCGTAAACAGGCTTCCTCTCGCATAATAGGACGGTGTTGCCCCTATTATGGCCTCCTTTATGATATTGGTAAAAATACCCGTTCTGATGATCTTATCGCCATTTTCTGAAGCGATATGCAAATAGTCTTCCTGCTCACTGATCGATGTAAGCTTCTCCAAATCCATAAACAACTGATCCATCTTTTTTCCTCCTACTTAAACTGAATTTTCTTCAACGCTTTGAAACCGTCCCCGTTTACGGAGACAAACCGATCTCCATCACCTGTTACCAGGCCTGACACAACATTGCCGGTCACGAGCATTTCTTCAAGGGAAGATATCGTAGCCTTCTGCTGCACTATTGTGCCTCTCAGGCCCTCTATCTCTCCCAATGCGCTTGTCTGCTGCCAGCAGATAGGATTCCACTCTCCGGTCGTTTCCTGCACGCATTTATAGAGCATGTTCTGATACAGGCAATAATCTCCAACCTGATAGGATACTTCCGGATCATAGTCCTCCGTAGACACGGCACTCTGTTTTAACTGCTCAATCGCCCGGCGATTGCAGAGAGTGTTCTGAAACACCTGAATCGGCGCCGTGTTGATGACGTCAGCGTGTGCCGGATCGGATGTTTCAGTAATCTTTAGTGCTTCAGAAAAAATAGGAGTATTGTTCGTG